ACGACACTGGTAACACCTTCGCTGGTGTTCTGCAAGGTAAGTATCGTGTATACATCGATCCTTATTCTGCAAACCTCACCTCTGCTAACGCAGCAGGCGGCAACCAGTATTACGTTGTTGGTTATAAGGGTACTTCACCTTATGACGCAGGTCTATTCTACTGCCCATACGTTCCTCTTCAGATGGTTCGTGCAGTTGGAGAGAACACCTTCCAGCCCAAGATTGGCTTTAAGACCCGCTACGGCATGGTCGCAAACCCATTCGCTGAAGGAACCACCGTTGGCGCAGGTCGCCTCAGAGTTAACAGCAACCGCTACTACAGAAGAGTTGCAGTTAAGAACCTCATGTGATTTAATTCACAATCAGTCAAAGACCTCCTTCGGGGGGTCTTTTTTTATTATGTGGATAAATAGTAAAAAACTGTATTAGTAATGGCGACCAGAAAGAAAGCTAAGGAAAGGACAGGAACTCCGTTAGAAAACAGAAATTTTCTTTCACCAACAGGATTTAAATTTTCCCTGAAAAGAAGTCCTGGCGCTGCATTCTTTTGTAATCAAGCTAATATTCCATCTTTGGATCTTGGAGTTGCAACTCAACCATCATATTTAAAAGATATTGATGTACCTGGAGATAAAATTCAATTTGGAGATTTAAATATTAGATTCTTGGTCGATGAGGATCTTGTAAATTATATGGAACTTCAGAACTGGATACGTGGTCTTGGATATCCAGAATCTTTAAAAGAATTTAATGATCTGGAAAGTGAAGCAGTTGGATCAATGTATGAAGATGGTGATAACATCTACTCAGATGGAACATTACAAGTTTTAAGTAGTAATCTTGTAGCAAAGTTCAACGTAAACTTTAAAGATTTGTTTCCAGTTTCTTTATCTACTATTACGTTTGATGCCACTGACACAGACATTGACTACTTTACAGCAGAAGCAACTTTCAAGTATACTATATACAACCTCACTGATTTGAACAATAATTCTTTATGATCGATCTTGATAAACTTCAAGGGATGTGGGAAACAGATTCAAAAATTGATAGAGACAATCTTCATGATGAATCACTAAATATCCCCTCTCTACATGCAAAATACTTTGAACTTTATAATACACTTTTTCTACTAAGAAAAAAAGCAGAGCAACAAAGAAAAAATATAAGACATGAAAGATATGAATACTTTAGTGGTAAAGCAGATCCTGAAGTATATGTTGACTCTCCATTCCCCAAAAAAATAAGAGATAAAGATACAATGCAAAAGTATCTTGATGCAGACGATAAACTATCTACAGTATGCTTAAAGATTGATTATTATGATACAATGCTTGTTTATATTGAGAGTATCTTAAAGCAGATAACTAATAGAACTTATCAAATCAAAAACGCAATAGAGTTTATGAGATTCAACTCTGGATTAGGATAATGGATGAAGAATTTGAACCAAGTCAAGAATTTGATTACACAGTCAATTTGACTATAGAGGATATTCACCTCTTACATCACTGTGTTTTGAAAAGAATTGAGAATTGGGAAGGTTCTCCTGCCAGACATCCAATGGAACAACAACATCTTTGGTACTTAAGAGATTCGTTGTATAGAATGATATTAGAATATAAGTTTGAAAATTTGTAATAAATATTAGTAGATGAATGGACTTATGTGATTGATACATCAGCCAATCTTGTTATATCTAAGTCAAACGAAGTATTTTTAAAAATTAATACAGAACCTCATATTGAATATGAGTTAAGAGATCATTTTAAGTTTGAAGTTCCAAATGCAAAGTTTATGCCACAGTATCGTGGTAGGAATTGGAACGGAGAAATTCACTTATATGATATGCGTTCTAAACAGATCTATGTTGGTCTGTTAGATAAGATAGTATCTTTCTGTAGGAACTACGGATACACCTATAGGTTTGAAGATAATAAGTTTTATGGCACCCCATATGAAGAGAACGATGGTATATCGTTAGAGGGTGTCAAGGATTACATGCATTCCATTTGTGCCCATACTCCCAGGAAGTATCAAGTTGAGGGAGTATACGGTGCCCTAAAGCATAATAGAAAACTATTGATATCTCCCACTGCTTCTGGCAAATCGTTGATGATTTATTCTCTCGTAAGATATTACGTTGAGAGAGGGGAAAAAATTCTCTTAGTTGTTCCAACGACATCTCTTGTAGAACAGATGTATAAAGATTTTCTTGACTATGGTTGGGATGCTGATTCATACTGTCACCGCATATATTCTGGTAGAGAAAAAAGTAATGAAGCTCCAGTGACAATCACAACATGGCAATCTGTCTATAAATTAGATAGATCTTTCTTTGAGGACTATGGTGTTATTATAGGCGATGAAGCACATTTGTTCAAGTCTAAATCTTTAATTCAGATTATGACGAAGCTTCATCATGCAAAGTATCGCTTTGGTTTTACTGGAACTTTAGATGGTACTCAGACACATAAATGGGTTCTTGAGGGATTATTTGGACCATCATATAAAGTAACAAGAACTGATGAATTAATGAGACAGGGACATCTTTCCCAACTTGATATTCAATGTCTTGTACTTAAACACCCACCTCAAAACTTTGAAGTATATGAGGATGAGATACAATATTTAATCAGTCACGAACAACGTAATAGATTCATTAAAAATCTTGCCTTAGATCTTAAAGGAAATACTCTTGTTCTTTTTGCAAGAGTTGAAGCACATGGTGCCATACTCTACGATGAGATAAATAAAAACAAGAGTGAAGACCGTAAGGTATTTTTTGTACATGGTGGAGTAGATGCAGAAGAACGAGAGCAAGTACGAGAAATAACCGAACAAGAAAACAACGCTATCATTGTTGCTTCTTATGGAACTTTTAGTACAGGTATCAATATTAAAAAACTCCATAATGTTATCTTTGCCTCTCCAAGTAAATCAAGAGTCCGTAATCTTCAAAGTATTGGACGAGTTCTTAGAAAAGGAAAAGACAAAGTAAAGGCAACTTTGTATGATATCTCCGATGATTGCTCTACTAAGTCAAGACGTAATTACACACTTAATCATTTCATAGAAAGAATCAAGACGTATAATGAAGAAAATTTTAACTATGAGATAATCACTATTCAATTAAAAGTATGATAGAAGACGATTTTTACTGTACACTCAAATTAAAATCAGGCGAAGAAATCTTTGCTAAGGTTGCTGCATCTGATGAAGATGATAGAACAATGTTATTGGTATCTAATCCAATTATTGTATCTGAGGTTAAAGGTAAATCAGGAACAATGGGATATCGTGTAGAACCTTGGCTAAAAACTACAACTGAAGATATGTTTATTATTAATATAGATAATATTCTTACAATGTCTGAATCATCTGATATTGAAATGATTATGATGTATCAAAATTATGTACGTCAGTCAAATAAAGGTGGTGGTTCTAATAATGCAGACAATAATTCTAAACTCAATAGAAGAATGGGATATTTAGGAAACACTAGAGATGTTAAAGAAATCTTAGAGAAGATATTTAAGAGTAGCTAATACAATCCCTATCAACCCTCACAAAGGTAATTGTACACAATATTGAATACCTTGTCAAGTTCTCAGTAAGATGATATAATCTATACATAATATGAGATAAACTTATGATACAACCAGGTATGGCCAGAAGAAAAAGATCTGAGCATTATGTGAACAATAAAGAATTGCTTGCTGCTCTCGTTAGTTATCGTAGTGAAGTTGAAAGAACTTTCTTGGTAAAGTATGGTAGAGAACCTACGAAACAAGATAGAGGAACACGTTGGGACACTAAACCTCCTATCCCTCGCTACATTGGAGAGTGTTTCCTGAAGATTGCAAACCATTTATCATTCAAACCAAACTTCGTCAACTACATGTTCAAAGAGGACATGATCTCTGACGGAATTGAAAACTGCGTTCAGTATATACATAATTTTAACCCAGAGAAATCCCAGAATCCCTTTGCGTATTTCACTCAGATTATTCATTACGCTTTTCTGCGTCGTATTCAGCGAGAGAAAAGACAGTTAGAAATTAAGAATAAGATCATTGAACGGTCTGGTTACAGTGAGGTGTTTGATGACAACAACACTCTTGACGGATCTAATTACTCTGAGTATAATAGTATCAAAGATGCAGTGCATTCCAAACTCCGTAATTAATGAAAGTTGCAATCATTACCGATCAACACTTTGGTGCTCGCAAAAACTCTAAGTTATTTCACGATTACTTTTTAAAGTTCTACACTGATATCTTCTTTCCATATTTGGAAGAGAATGATATCTCTGTGGTTGTTGATATGGGTGACACCTTTGATAGTAGAAAGGGTATTGATTTTTCTGCACTATCATGGGCAAAGAATAATTACTACGATAAACTAAGTGACATGGGAGTCACAGTTCATACTATCGTTGGTAATCACACGGCATATTATAAAAACACGAATGATGTTAATGCTGTTGACCTTCTTCTTCGCGAGTATGAAAACGTAACTGTATATTCAGAAGCAACAGAAGTTAATCTAGGTGGACTAAAAACTTTGTTTATTCCGTGGATTAATCAAGAAAATGAGAACACCACCCATCAACTTATTAGTGTGCGATGGGGCATCTTGAACTCAATGGATTTAGAGTCAATAAACAAATCGTCATGGATCATGGCCATGCAAGTGAATTATATTCAAAGTTTTCCAAGGTCTTCAGCGGTCACTATCACACCAGATCCGATAATGGACAAGTTTATTACTTAGGAAATCCATACGAAATGTTCTGGACAGATGTTGGTGATGAAAGAGGGTTTGCCATTTTTGACACAGAAACTCTTGAACATTTTCACGTAAACAATCCTTATAGATTATTCTATAACATTTACTATGAGGATACTGACCATCAAACATTTGATGCTCGTGAATATGAAAACAAAATTGTAAAAGTTATTGTCAGGAAAAAGACTGATATTAAAAAGTTTGAAAAATTTATTGATAAACTTTAT